AACGGTCCGAGGAGCATGTTCAGTATGCCCTTGGTGACCGCCATCCCGCCTGACTCGCCGCTGCCGAGGCCACCCAATGCCCCCAGCAATCCACCGGGTCCACCGATACCTCCACCCAGCGCCAGTTGACCGAACGCTGGCATCATGCCGCCGAACATGCCCATTCCACCGGCATCAAACGAGCCGAACATCTTGCTGACCGTGCCCAGCAGCTTGAAGATCGTCTGCAGTTCACTGACGCCGGGGATGCTGCCGCCGATCTGGCCGAGTCCCCAATCGAGCGCTCCACCGACCAGGCCCATGCCGGGAATGTCACCGACGCCGACATGCCACGGTTCACCGGCTCTGATCCCCGAGCGCAATCCGAACTTCGATGCGTTGGCAACGATCCACGGGTACTGACTGGCCGGACCCAGGTCGGCAGCGTCACCGCGGGTATGCGCAGACGGTCCTCCCGTAGTCCGGTATCCCTTCTCCTTGAGCCGAGCCTGCATGGCGGTATCGCGCAGACCCGATGAGATACGCAGCCGCGGGTTGGCACGCATCATCGGCCCGAGCTTGGACTTCATGTTGGGACTCAACCCAGAGAGGCCGGTGCCTCCCAGCATGCCGTAGCCACCGCCAATGTCTCCGATGTCACCGGCACCGGCAGGCCAACCCTCGACATCGGCAGCAGGTGCGGCCATCATCGCGACCAACTGCATGATGTTGCCGATACCGCCGAAGCTCTGCAGCGCTGAGTCAACAGCACCGGCACCCATCTGAAGCCCGCCGAACAGCGCGTCCTCAATCGTGTCCGGCAAGTACTGGATGATGTTGCCGATTCCACCGGGACCGAGCAGCTTGGAGAACAGCGTCTCCTGGATTTGCCCCATCATCGAGTTGAACCATTGATTCATGGTTTCCCGAGTGACGTACTGAGGCGTCATCTTGCCGCCGACGTTCATCTCAGTGCGCGTCAACTCCGTCGTCGCACCGAGCCGAGCCTGCGCCAGGTTGCGCGTGTCGGGCGTGATCTCCATCGGCCCGCCGCCAGTGGTGCCGGTCTTGTTCGCCTTTTGCAGGGCGTACGTCCACCAGTACTGACGCATCTCCTGGGGCACACCGTTGGCCTGGAACCAGGCGTCGATGTTGCTGCCGGGGAACTGCTGGGCGATCAACTCGCCGTAGTTGAACGGCTTGCCGCGGTTGCCACCGCCGCGCAGCCCTTCCAACCAACGCAGCGTGTCCTCAGCCCATTGTGACAACGACTTCTGTCGGCCACCGGCACCGATCATGCCCATCGCGCCACCGGTCAGCATCTGTGCCTGCTGCTGCGCCTGGGTGTTGGCGGCGAAGCCACCGATGTTCTGGATGATGCTGCCCATCTGCTCGCCGGGGTTGAGCAACTGTGCCTGCCGAACCCCGGCGAGCATTCCCGCCGCCCGTACTCCTTGACCAGCCTGACCACCGAAACCGAAGCCAGCGCCGAGTGACGGTAACACACTGAACAACTGCATCAGGTCGGTCGGTGTGCCCTGCACCTGACCTGGGAAGCGCGCCAGTTGACCCATGATGCTGGCAACGTCGGTGCCCTGCTGACGAGCGACCTGACTGAACGCACCGGCACTCGCCAGTGACACGTTGCGGTTGACGCCGATCCGGTCCCGCAGCCACTCGATCGGCATCATGCCGAGGCTGACCAGTGGACTCTCAAACTTCGACATGTAGCCGCCGAAGCCTGTCTCGCCACCAGGACGGCCACCACCGCTCACGCCACCAACGGCACCGGTCAGGTCGTTGACCGCCTGCAGTGCGCTGTTGGCCTGGTTCTCGATCTGACTGAGCGCCGAGTTGAACGGGTTGGCGGTGAAGCTGTTGTACTTCCCGAGCGCCCCCTGCAGGCCCCGCAGTTCGCCGGACAAGTCACCGATCGCAGACGAGAGGCTCTCGATCTGCGGATGGTTCATCCCGAACGACGCACCAACCAGGTGGGCCGGACTGGGTGCAGGCCAGTTGGGACCATTGGGTTCGTCAGGCACGACGCTCCCGCCTCCAGCGGATCACGTTCAGCCAATGGCTCCGTTGTCTCATCGTCATCGCTCGGATTTCGTTCAGGTTCCACCCTGGGTAGTTCAGGGCGATCACGTCGTAGTTGAGATACAGCGCTTGCTCGCTAGGGGCGAAAGATGTCCTGCCAGCCGAGCGCGATGGACTGCTCACCTCCGCAGGAAGCGCAGTTGGTGTGGACCACCAGGCTGATCGACGGCTGGCACTCGACCAACTTGCTCAGCAGCGCCTGACGATCCTTGATACCCAGGTTTCGGACGAAGGCTGTCGGGTCGGGGATGAGGTTCCCGTTGCGCTTGGTGACGCAGCGGCTGAGCATGATCGTGTTCTGCTCAGCCAACGTCGCCCCCTTGCGGCCGACAGCCTCTTCCTGGTCCGAGCCGATCGCCGGTCGGTAGTCGAGCACGTCGCCCTTGCTCGTGGTGAACGTGTAGATGTCCTTGATGTCACCGACCTCGCGGGGCTTGAAGTCTTCCGACAGGATCAGCGTCACGTCCTGCTCGGCCTGACACGCCGTGCAGACGAAGGAGATTTCCTTGTTGTCCCCGAACGAGGTTTGAGCGACCTTCATGAACAGTTGGTCGCGCTCACCGAGCAGCAGTTCACCGAGTGCGCCCTTGCGATCGTTCATTGGCATCGACCCGAAGTCGAAGGTGCCGATCGACTCGACCCCAAGAGCGATCACGGTGGTGAAGAAGGCGAGTTGATCGGGGACCTTCGCCAACACTTCCTCGTCGGCCCCCGTCAACTCACGGACGATGACCTCCCGGTGCCAGGAGCCGTTGTCATACAGACCCCTGGGCAGCCGGAAGATCACGTCTGGCGCGTCACCGATGATCGGTACTGGACCGGCCACGGCCTCCTTCGCACGGCGAAGCTCGTCCTGTGTGTTCCGATTCTGTTGTTCAGACTCAAATAAGTCAGTCACGTTGTGATACTCCTACTAGCTGAGGCGGACGCTGTTGTTGTTCGACGTGGTGCGCAGGTTCTGCGCATCGACGGTGCCGAAGAACGTCTCAAACCCCTCGTGGTGGACTTGCATTTGGTGGATCAGCACCTCGTTGCCCATGGCGTTGAGGTTGTTGAAGCCGACCGAGGCAACCCAGGCGTTGTAGAAGGCGAACGCCATCACAGCGCCCGAGGTGTCGCGAGTCGAACCCGACTCGGGACCATCGGTCACCGGGTGGTCGAGCACCCGTACCGCCATGTCGAAGCGGAACTCCTCGCCCATGCCGATCGTCCCCTGGCCCCACTGGACAGCGAACATCTGCTTGGCGAGCTTCCACATGCCTGGCTTGTTGTAGAACACCCCGGCGCTCATCGACAACGGTGAGAAGTCGGTCTGGCCGGGGAGCTTGTGTGGATTGGTGTTCCAGCCGCCCTCGCGGTACGCCACCATCTCGGTGTTCATGGCGATGCCTTCGACCGACATGAACCCCATCTCACCGATCTGGCGAGAGAGTGTGGCGTCCGAGTGGAACAGTTGGACTTGGAACTTGAAGTTGCGAACAGGATCGGCGCGAAGCCGGGTCCGATCCGCAAGGCTTGGTGCAGTTGGCATGCTGATACCTCCCTATGGATCAGGCCGCGGGCTGGACTTCGTTGGTGAAGGTGCCCTGATCGAACTGGGTGATGCGGATGATCACGAACTCGGCGGGGTACTCCAGCGCCACGCCGCATTCCATCCTCACCTCGCCCGACTGGATCACCGATGGTGTGTTGAGCGTGTCATCGCAGCGGATGAAGTACGCCAGGTCGGCGCTCGCACCGCGCAGACCGCCTGCCTCCCAGAGCGGGCGCAGGATGCGATCAGCGCTCATCCGCAGTGCGGACCACAAGCGCTGGTCGTTGTTCTCGAACACAGCGAACTGTGTCGAGCGCCGCATCACTTCCTTGATGTAGATCAGCGTGCGGCGAGCGCTGACATACCGGTCGGTGCCGTAGCTCTTGCGAGTGCGGCCGCCCATGCAGCAGATGCCAGCACCAACCACAGAGCGGATGACGTTGATGTTCTGAGCGTTGAGCGACCCAAGCTCGCTGTCGGTGAACTTGGTTTGGACACCGACTGCGTTGGTGAGTCCGGCGATGACACCGGCCGGAGCACGGAACACGCCGACCGTGGCGTCGATGCGGGCCATCATGCCCATCACCGCCCCGCCCGGTGGCACGTTGACCGTGGTGCCGACACGAGCCGGATGAGGGATGATGATCCACGGCCCGTAGCTGGCCGAGTAGCTGTCACCTGTATTGGCAGCCAGGTTCTGCTGGTTCTGCATCGTCGTCATGTAGCTGCCTGACGACGAGCCGGGGATGCGCGGCGGGCAGCAGTCGTTGACGATGAAGATGTCCTGGCGGTCAGAGAACGCCGTCGAGGGGATCGTGCCCGACACCCACTTGTCGGCGGCGAGCGCCGAGTCCTGCACGGACGAGTCGCTGAGATACCCAACGATGTTGAGCGTGATCGGACCCTCCAGCTTGGTCACGTTGGTCGCTGCCGTGACGAGTGTGGCCCCGTCAGGTGGTGCCGGATCGACACCGCCGTCGAGCGCCACGGCGCTCGATGTGGGCATCGGTCGTGGCTGCGCCTCGTTGAGATCGACCACCCGCACGTAGCGCGACCCGGCAGCCGAGTCGTTGAGCACGGAATCGACACGCCGTGTACCGGGCAGCGTGCCCTTGACCGACAGCGAGGGCCACGTCTCGACCACCTCGTCCACCCCGTTGGAGTTCTTGACGAGAATCTGGAGAGCGAACACGTCCTGGATGTCGGGGTCCAGCCCAACCGAATCCTGGGTCACCAACTGGTACTTGATGTTCTCGCCCCAGGAGCCGACCGAGAGTGCGATCAGTGTGAAGCTCTGCAACGGGTCGCCGGTCGCGTTCTGACCGTTGACGGCAATCTCTGCCGAGACACCACCCTTGCCCGAAGCTGCGCTCACCGAGCGGATGACCCAGGCGAAGCGGCCACCGTTCTGGAAGAACGAGTAGACAGCGAACGGCAGGTATGACAACACCGAGGGCGGCGCTGTCGCTGGCGTACCAGTCATCGCTCCCGAAGCCCAGGCTCCGTTGTTGGCAGTCGCTCCTGTCGCCACCACCCACGCCGTGCCGTTCCACTGGTACCGGTAGAACGACGTACCCGACGCCGAGGGGAGGTAGATCGCCTGGGTGGCCGTCCACGCCGAAGTCGGCGCTGCGATGAAGCCGAGGCCGGTCAGCTTGGCGGCGTTGGTCGAGTCCTCAGCCGTGACGGTCGGCTCATTGGCGAACCGCGAGCCGGGAGCGGCAGCGCCCTTGTTGGTGGCAGCCGCTGGGAACTCGTAGTGCGCCTGCGTGGCAGGCGGTCCGGCGAGTGTCACGTACTGACCGCCCGTGAAAATCGGACCGGTGAACTTGCCGTTGCCGTAGTTGGCGTGGCCCTGCAGACCGGCGAGGTTGGTCGGGACCGGCGTTGTCAGTTCGGTCGTTCGGTCGGGCGATGGGGCCGCCACCGCGATCGGGTTGAAGTCTCCGAAGAGCGTCACGAAGTCGCTCCAGGATTCGCACAGGGTCGGCTCGTTGATCGGGCCTTTCTGAGCCACGCCGACGAAGCAGGCAACCGTGACGGTGCCTGCGATGTCCGCAGGGTTGATCAGAAGGCTCTCTTCGAGATAGACGCCTGGACGACGATATGTCATGACCATGGGTCGCTCCTTACGAGGGTAAGACGTGGGGTCCCTTCGGTGCGACGATCAGTTGTCCAGGCCAGGCGGCAGTATCACGGTGTCGGAGTCGGTACTTCTTGGCCCTCGTGTGCGAGCCAGAAGTATTCGTTCTCCATCGTCTCCCGGTCCTTGACGGACAGGAACACGCGGAACACCCGCCAGAACTCGCTGTCGATCAGGCGAGTCTGCGGGACCTCAGCCAGCATGCAGACCGTGTACACCTTGCGGAAGATGCGCTTGGTGCCGGACTCGCTGGTTTCGGCTTGATCGGTGGCGGTGTAGCCGACTTGCTCTACACGCCTCCAGGTTTGATCGGTATCACAAGCGACCCAGAACGGGCGCTGTGGGAAGACATCGGTGGCGAAGATCGAACGCAGGTAACGGTCGTGCAGGTTGTGACGGCTGTAGACGTTGATCTGATACACCACCCGGAACGGCAGGAAGTTGCGGATGCCGTAGCTCATGAGGCCCCACCCGCCGCTCGGGGCGGGCAGGGTGGGTGACTGGTCCGGCCAGTACAGCCCCTCGACTGGCTCGATGTGATCACTGGTGAACAGGTCGTAGGCAGGCTCGGCAGAGATCGAGTCGATGGTGATGAAGGGGTACTTGATCTGGCGCTCGCCGGTAGGCCAGCGAAACCACACTCCGACGTTGATCCATGGGTCTTCACGGTTCTGTCCTGGCACCTGAATGTTGGAGAGGTACGTCTTGAGCGCCTCGTCTTCCGCGAGCATGAAGCCGCGGTGCTCCCAGATATCCGGCTGGCTCGTGAGCGGGCGGACGGTCATTTCATCCTCGTCCCATACCGGGCTATGGCAGCGGTCATAGCACGCTCGTTGACGAGGCCCACCTGGTCACCGAGAGTGCGGAACAGCGGGTTGGGACCGCGCTGATCATCGCCGTACTCCAGCAGCCACGCTTCGGAGACGAACTCCTGATTGCGCACGCCGATCCAGAACATGCCGTCTGCAGACCAGACTTCGATCTGGTCGGCCAACTGCATCCACCCCGGCGTCTGGCGGGCTTGCTCGACCACTTCATGGTGGAGACGACGCATGTTCTGCTCGGCGTCGTAGTGGGCCTGAGCCTGCATCTGCTCCGCGTAACGCGTCAGGTTGTCCAGCCAGTCCTGGCTGATGCCGACCTGGGCCATGCCCTTCTCCACTTGTGCTGTTGTGGTCGCGACCCGCTTGGCCTCGACGGCGCAACACTACCTCAGGCTCTGGAGGCATCTGAGGACTTCATCGAGCGCCAGCACCTGATCGCCCTCGATCAGCACCGTAGGGGTAGACGGCGGCAACTCCACGTCGTCTGGGTTCTGCACGATCGGACGGTTCTCCATCCGCTTCCACTCTGCTGGCCGCAGCCGGGAGGCCAGGTCGGCTAGTAACTCGCAGTGCGCTTCCATGAGCGCCATCCGGTAGCCGAGGTTGGCGACATCGACACTGAGCTTCTGCGCTGCCGACAGCGCCACACGTTCGTCCATCACCAATAGCTTGGCGCGAGGTAGTCCCGAGTCTTGTGATACACGTCGTGGTACAGCGTCTGCGTGCCCCACACCTCCAGGTCACCGACGACTCGGCAGCCGCTTGTCGCCGGACCCGAGGCGTAGCCAGCGCCCTGAGCGACCAGGCCCCAGCCGTTGTTGCCGCCGTTGCCCGAGACGTAGAGCCAGCCGTGTGACGGGTTGCCGAGCGTGATCACACCCAGGTCATCGCGGATGGTGCCAGCCGTGATGAACTTGATATTGCGGGTCGTGGTCGTGCCTGGTGAGAGGTAGGCCCACGTCTGACCGCCGCACAGCGCTGCCTGTGAGAGGTTGACGTACATGCCCCAGACTTCGACGTTGTTGGGCACCTGTGGTCCGTTGCCAGCGCCGTTGTAGAGGTTGACGCCGACGACACCGCTGCGCCAGTCCTGGGTGTACGACTCGTTGGCCACGTAGCCCTGCTCGACGTGACCCATCTGGATGCGGGGGCCTTCGACCCAGCCGCTCTCCAGTCCGGCAGCGCTCACTGACTGCACGAAGAAGCGGTAGCGAGTGTCTTCCCCCGACAGCCCGACGAACTGCTTGACGAAGCGGCCGGAACCGTCCACCCACCAGCGCGGGCCGGAGCCGTTGGCCGGGTACATGTTGTCGGTCTGGAGCCAGTTCCCGGCCTGGTCGGTGAGCACCGCTCGGTAGTACGAGACAGGCGCTCCACCGGCAGCCGGAGCTTGGAAGCGCCAGCGCGACTCGGTGAACTGGTACTGATCCCAGTAGTCGTGCTCGACGGCCTGTGGCGGGTTGGGGTAGCCAACGTAGCCGGAGTCATACCAGTAGCCGCTGCCGATGCCACCGATCTTGACCTGACACTTACTGGCACCGACCCAACCGCTACCGGACTTGACGTGAAGCGCACCCGTTGGAACGGTGTACCAGGCTCCACCATTGAGGATGCGAAGGGTCATCGGTATCTCAACTGATCCAGATCGTGCCGTCAGCGAAGTTGCCAGCGCCGGGGTCGGTGGCGCTGTAGAAGCTGGGAGCGATGTTGCGGCCGGTGTTCCAGTGCTGGATGGCACCGATGTTGATGAGACGCGGCTGACTGTAGAGGTCAACGGTTCCGCCACCGCTGAGGACGACACCGCCAGTGGTGGTCTGGACGTAGGGACCGGTGCCGTTGACATGACGCATCACGGCTCCGTTGGAGTCGCCGTAGAACAAGCCCTGATTGGACACCATGCCGCTCGACGCTGTGACACGGTTGGAAGAGATACCAACACCACCGACCGATGCTGATGTGGCGTTGAGCGTCGTGGCGTTGACCGTCAATGCGCCTGCGCCGGGGGCCTGGAGTGTGGTCAGCGACAGCGTTCCGATCGTGGCCGACTTGCCCACGGCGTCGATGATCCCGGAGCCGGTGATCTGGATACCCGGCATGGATACTGGGGTATCGGAGACGAGGTAGGTGGCGTCGGTGGTGAGCTTGGCGGTCTTGGTGCCGGTCTTGATGTAGACACCCAGCACTCCTCCCGCCGCAGGACCATCCACCGTGAGCACACCGTTCATCACGTTGAGCTTGTTGGTGATCGCGATCTGCGACGCGCTGTAGACGATGCCCCTGCCGCCCGCCCCGGTGTGACTCAGCGTCGTGATGCTGTTGGTGGTGTCCTCGTTGACGTTGATCATCGCCGGGAGGGTGTTCAGCGTTGACCAACCGGCTGCCTTGCGCAACTCCAACGCATCCCTGGTGGCGTTGTAGACCACAGCACCAGTGGTCCCGAAGCCAACCGCGTTTCGCTCGGCATCGCTACCAACGCGCAACACCAACCTGTCCTGAATCCAGGAGGCATCCTCGTCACGCCAGTAATCGACGTAGTTGGTCCAGTCGGCTTTGCCGTTGGTGGGAAGCGTGACAGTCATAGCGAACTCCGATCAGACGT